ACATCGAGTTCTTGAACCAGTGAAAGAGACGTGCGGCCGTTGTTCGACGGCGTTATCGTCCACACACCGATCATGTCCGCGACAGAGTCAAAAGTTCTATAATGAACCTTTGTCTCCCAAGGGTAGTATTCAATGATTTTCTCAAAATTTATTTGAAAAGACATAGGCCCTATTTTTTGCTTGAAGCTACACGCGACATGGTTCCTCTTGCGCTTAAAAAATGAATACTTTTCAATACCAAGAACTCTCGCATAATCTTCAACCAGATGCGAGTTTATGACAGTTTCTGGCGTTGCGCTTACCAACCCGGTCGCCTTAGTCACGAGTTTTCCGTGGTTCCATGTTGAGGAGATAATCATTTTTGATAATCTTACAAATTTTATTTAAATGGTTTGTTGTTGATTCTTTACACGGTTGTCATTTGTCCCTGGCATCGTGTTTGGGTATAAATGCTTGGGTATAAGTGCCCACTGCACACTTATTTCGCGAGTATGTTTTCCGATCTTCCTGCCGACGTTTCTCGGCGCATTTACGTGGCCGCTGTGCGAAATATCAACGAGCGGGTCGTGCTGGAAATGGCGACGGCGCTGGTGTGCGCGTTCGACCTGGGCGCGACGCGCAAGGATATCTTCGAGTACTCGACGCCCATCTTCGAGGGCTCGCGGGACACCCTGGCCGTGAGGGCCGAGTACGACGGGGAGCACGCCCGCATCGGCGCGCACAGGTACTCGGTGGACATAGACATCGCGGGCGAACAATACACAATGTATAAAAACGAATACGAATACGATCACGAAAATATTGATGTATCGCTACAAATACTCAAAAATTCAAAAAATAAATACAAAAACATTGTACTAAACTGCTTCAAAACGCTATTCCCAAACGCAATCATATACCAAATCTAAAAAAAAATAACTCAGGTTCATGGATTTTCACATAAATGTCTTTCACGAAAACGTCGATATTTATCAACGTATTTCACATGGTTGTAGCAGGTTTTACCAGGAGACCTCCTTCATCGTCGGGCGACGGTTATGCTGGTGCCCACGTTCGGTCATAACGTACGACGACTACATTGTTTTCATACTTGGTAAGAGCAGAAGATATACACCCCCCGTTTGCCTTTTCGTAACCATTTGCTTTCAAATACCTAGCAGCCTCTTTCATACTTTGAAATTTATGCTCGAGGACGCCATTGATATATGATACACACCCCCTGCAGTCGCTTTTAGTCCCCATATACTTACCATTAGCACGGGCGTCTTTGGCATTATCCCGCCTGGTTCCTACCCGCAGCATATGTGGACGGAAGTCTTTCCTATCGTCTTCCTTGTGGAGTATCAACTTCTGGTCTCTGCTTGGTAAACTATTGTTCTCTGCCACCATCTTGGCATACTCTTCGGGGAAGAAAGCTTCGAACGCAATCAAGTGACAAAGTCTCCTGGCACCGCGTATATTTATAAAAGGATAACCTTGTATTCTAGACAAGGCACTGCCTTCAAATACCTTCTCATTGGCTGACTTGACGCATTTAACCCTGTTCATATTTGATATCTCCCATCGTATCACTTGGGAAGTCCCAGAGTTAACGACTGGTCTCCACACCTCACCTTTAAGGTCTTTATACTTTTTGTGAGAGAAACCGTGAATGCCAAGGTTGGCATATTTCTTTATGATGCTTTCTGTATACTTGGTTCCGCGCGGCGTCGTGTCGTTTTCAAGATGCTTTACCCAATCCTTGGGAGTTCTCTCTTCTCCATCTTTTACTATGACAACGCCTGTTTTAAACACACCTAGTTTCCTGTTTTTATTCTGGTCGCTCCAATTCGCCCACCTTAAATTCGAGGGGTCGTCATTCGTCTTTTCTTCACTCTTTATGTGGTCTACCGTGTGCCCAAGCGTTGGTGGTTTACCATGGTAGGTGGACGCAACGATGCGGCAAAGACGAAAGTATCTGCGCTTCCCATTGTCCAGAGTAAGACCCACTGTATGATATCCTTCTTGGTCCTTGTGGAGTGTTGGTGTCTTACCTTTATAGTTGGTCAACACCTGACCATCTATCGTATATTTATTAAACACAATGTGAGTCCCATCCGCACAATAGTATTCAGGGACTCGTGTACTCATTGTGCTTTATATACTAAAAATAAAGTTGACTTAAGCTATTGTTTCCATATAGGCTTACTTCGTCTTTCACGAAAACGTCGATATACATAAATATCGACGTATTTCACGTGGTTATAGCAGGTTTTACCATGAAACCTCCTTCACAAAGCAAAATGGCCCCGCGTTTAAATTTCATGGTTTTTAAAAAAGTAAAGAACTACTAAGTAGCACTGGTGTGCCGTGTCGGGTATGAACTACTAAGTAGTTTATTTTTTTTTTTAAAAATTCTAAATCCCTGTTCACATGAAAAATACATCATATATACACTTAGGCCACGAATACCACTGGCAAGACCTCGTGGCAATCCTTGGCGCGTACTGTGTGTGCTACGGTTATGTGTTATAAACTTAAATATAAAAAGGTGTCATACACCAATGGTGGAAACGTTCGCCGTAAGTCTATACACTTGTGGCTGTGGGTATAAGACCACGTCCCCTGGTAATGCTAGTAAACACAAGAAAGGAAAATGTGGACACGAAGTCTCTGTCTCATCGGTAAAGATGGTGCTAGAGGCGGACTATACCGATGCACTAGCAAAGGCACAACAACCTGTGTCTTTTGCTGGTGAACAAAACGTCAACGTCTTTGATAAGAGCGTAGACAATAGCACACACATCACTAACATAACCCTGGTATTGCCAGAGAAGGCGCTCAAGGAGGACTATATTGATTACCTAGAGACGTTGGCCAATATTGGTTATAGAACGCCTGACAAGATAATGGAAATGCCAGGGAAACTCCTGCTTACTCGCAGAAACCCAAAACAATGCCTGGTGCTATAATAGAACGAAACAGGAAGATAATAGAAAAGCTCCCAGACGGAAAGGAGCGTGTGATGGGGAAGAAGAAGGCGGTGCAGACGTATACCAATGAAGCGGTAGACGCTCTCTTTCGTAGACCACCACACCAAAGTGTGGCAAACTTCCTAGAGGAAGAGAAAGGTGAAAAGAGAACCAAGATGAGTGTGGTAGACGCCTCTAAGATAAGAGTTGCGGACCCTATCAAGTTTCATATGGGAGCGCCACCTGATGTAAAGCATATCCAACAGAAGATGGAGACGCATACCGAACGTTGCCTTGACAAGATAACCACACGGAACCGGGATGCTGGGTTCCTATAACTTGCCCTTACTTAGACCAACCGAGCTTACTTCGTCTTTCACGAAAACGTCGATATTTGTGTATATCGACATTTCCGTCAAACACCATCTATGTGCTTTTATGAAGAAACACAGGTCCGCGAAGCTCTGTAGAGCTTTGCCCCTCGTTGCCCGGAAAAGACCCAACCAGGTGTGTGCTTATCCCTTGGGCCATGCTGTGCATGCTGTGCTTATCCCTTGGGCCATGCTGTGCGTGCTGTGGTATAATTATAAACTATAATTATAAACTTAAAAAAAAAATAATTCTACAGCAGTAACCACGATGAAGGAGACTGCCGTGGTAATGCCCGTTTACAAATGTTCTGGTTGTAGCTATACCTCTCTACAGAGACCACCTGTATCAAAACACATTGATGCCAAGTGTCAAGGAGCTTCCCTTATCAAGGAAGACAAGCTGGTGCGTCATAGGGACCTGTCGGCAGAGAGCGACGACATTGCCACACTACACCAATGCTCTAACTGCGGTTATACTTCCCACCAACCCAGTCACGTCAAAACACATCTGGCTTCTAAATGTCAAGGTGCTACGATGTTGAGTGGTAAACGCAGGCTCTCATACGAGGAAGTGCCCAAGACACATAAGACTTACAACCAAGGGAATGTCAACGCAGTCCTCAGCGTGTCTGGAGACCACAACGCTATCAACCAATACAACATTATGCTGGTTATATCCGCAAACACGCCGGAGGAGTTTCAAGAACGTCTCAAGATATTCTATCAGGTTTCTAAAGAAAATGGGATTACGTTTGAACAAGGTGAGTTTATGCCGTCCGTGCTTCTCAAGGGGTTTGAGAATACCGCCCCTGGTTTGGACAATAAGGTGTGCAACAATAATAGCGTCGTGTGCCTGAAAACCGGGAAAAGCACACCACTTATGAAGTATGCCAAGATTGAACTGGCAAACATTATGAACCTTATGACAAAAATGATAGAGACCTATGAACCAACAAACGAAAATGAAGAAAAGTTTATTTCCGATCTTATTGGTATATGTATCCACCCTGACCAAGTCAAGGCCACAAAATACTATATAAAACAAAAACGAGGAGAAGATAAAGTAAACGACGTGTCTGTCCTTAGACATGAAATCCAACGGATCCTCCACAAGGACGAGATGAGGGAGAAGACGCTGTTCTACTCTGCCCTATATATGTTGTCCTTAGACCTACTGAGCTACAGGATGTGCGACAAGGACGTTCCAGAAGACATGCAACAGAAGGTGAGGATTCTGCTTAAGGATATTGCCTCTCACATCAAAGCCAAGAAACCCGACAAAGGCAGACCGACGAATACTATTGCCGTCCCACAAATACCTGTGCCTGACCACACAGTCTCATAGACCAAACGAGCTTACTTCGTCTTTCACGAAAACGTCGATATTTGTGTATATCGACATTTCCGTCAAACACCATCTATGTGCTTTTATGAAGAAACAGGTTCCGTGAAGCTCTGTAGAGCTTTGCCCCTCGTTGCCCGGAAAAGACCCAACCAGGTATGTAGTTATCCTTGGGCCATGCTGTGCATGCTGTGCTTATCCCTTGGGCCATGCTGTGCATGCTGTGCTTATCCCTTGGGCCATGCTGTGCATGCTGTGCTTATTACCCTATCGAGTTTTACCCCTCATTACCCTACAGAGCTTTACCCCTCGTTGCCCTTGGGCCATCGCATACTGAGTATGCAAAATCACCGAAAGTATAATGCGCCACACATATACTATGAGTTCTACGTATACTCGCGATGCCATAAATACTCTGTGCGAAGACATAGAACACGTCTACGATACAATTGACACGTTCGATTACCTTGCCAACGTCTACCAGTATGACTATTACGCCCCGAAAATCTATGTGCGGGTCCACAAACCGACCAGAAAATGGTTTGTCGGGTTTACCACGCGCGGGTTCGCAATCATTCGCCACAACGAAGACATAGTGAAAGCCGTGCTGCTAAACCAATCAGGGAAAAAATATGACCTGTATCGCCAAACGATACCAAAGCACGTCGCACAGAAATTGCGGAACCACCGAGAAAGCGACCCGGAATACGAAGCGTCGGACGAGTGGAAGGTGTGCACCGTTGCAGAGTTTGACGACGAAGAAGAGGCAAAACGCATAGAAGCAAATGTCATCAACACGCTCGTGTCTCGCAATATAATGCCAAGGGAACTGTGTCTAAATATGACGCATACCAAGATACCAGAGAAAAAGGAAACAAAGATAAACCCAATCCTAGCCAAATGTATACAGACAAACCGACCCTAGAGACCAACCGACCTTACTTCGTCTTTCACGAAAACGTCGATATTTGTGTATATCGACATTTTCGTCAAACACCATTTATGTGCTTTTATAAACTATGACAAGTTATTTATTTATGCGACTTTATTACAACTCGCAGAAAATGCCAATTAAAACAACTTTAAATAGTTTACGTTAATGTATTTTTACACTTTTTCAAAAATAAAATATTTGTTCAGTTTGAGAAGAAGGAGAAAAAACCCCTGAAAGAATTTTGCCATAGTTTTCCCCAATTAGATAAACCTAGATAAGTATTTACGTAGTCTACCATATACACGGCCGCGTGGTATCCTATCTGGTA